CTATTGAGACTCGCCACGCTGAGATCATGGAAGCTATCTTCGGTCAAGGTGAATGGTTCGATATTGAGGATGACATCAAGGACGTTAACGGTAATCCGTTGGATGTTGAGATGATCAAGAATCAGTTGATGGAAGACTTTAACCGTGACAAGATTAAGAAAGCTATTGACCAGATCGAGTTGATGGCTGAAATCTACGGTACAGGTATTGGTGAGATCGCAGTCAAGACCGAGAAAGAATATGCTCCTGCAACTCAGGCTATTCCCGGTGTACAAGGACAAGCTGCTATTGGTGTCTCTGAAACAGATCGTATCTCGGTTAAGTTAGTTCCTGTTAACCCTAAGAACTTCCTGATTGATCCTAATGCTACTTCCTTAGATGATTCTATGGGATGCGCTGTTGAGAAGTTTGTATCTGCTCACAAGGTTGTTGAGGGTATGGAACGTGGTATCTATCGCAAGGTAGACCTCGGTACTGATGGTCCAGATGATGACATTGAAGCAACTGAAGAGACTGTGAGCTTCCAAGATGGTCGTGTACGTATGTTGACATACTACGGCTTGGTTCCTCGTGAATACTTAGAACAGTTAGAGAATGAAGAAGAGGTTGCTGACCTATTCCCAGAAGACTCCTTAGCTGATGATTACGCTGAACTTGTTGAGGCAATCATCGTTATCGCTAACGGAGATAAACTTCTCAAGGCAGAAGCTAACCCCTACATGATGAAGGATCGTCCTGTCATGTTGTACCAAGACGATACAGTCCCCGGACGAGTATGGGGTCGTGGTACGGCTGAGAAGGCCTACAACATGCAGAAAGCCATTGATGGTAGCCTGCGTATGGATAGCGATGCTCGTGCTCTTACAGCGGTTCCTATGATGGCTATGGATGCCACTAGACTGCCTCGTGGTGCTAAGTTTGAAGTTAAGCCCGGTAAAGCCTTCCTAGTGAATGGTGATCCCACACAGATTATGATGCCTTTGCGCTTCGGTGCTCCAGACACATCCTCGGTAATGGCTTCACAGAACTACGAACGACTCTTGTTACAAGCTACAGGTACGGTTGATGGTGCAGGAATGCCCTCGGCAGTTCCTCGTGATGCAAGTGCCGGTGGTATGTCGATGGCAATGGCAGGGATTATCAAGAAGTACAAGCGTACCTTGTCTAACTTCCAAGAAGATTTCCTGATTCCATTCATCAATAAAGCTGCTTGGCGATACATGCAGTTCGATCCTGAGCGTTACCCCTCTGTGGATGTTAAATTCATCCCTACAGCTACCTTGGGTATCTTGGCTCGTGAGTTTGAACAACAGCAATTTATCGCTCTCTTACAGACATTAGGACCGGATACACCTGTGTTACCTCTAATTCTCAAAGGGATTGTCCAAAATAGCTCGTTAAGCAACCGTATGGAGCTTATCGCTACCTTGGAACAGATGAGTCAGCCTAATCCTGAGCAACAGCAACAGCAGCAAATGCAACAACAAGCTGTTATGGCTAAGATGCAAGCTGATTTGGAACTGTTACAAGCTCAGATTCAGAAGACTAACGCTGAAGCACAGCAAACAATGACTGAAACACAGTTAATGCCTGAAGAGTTACGAGTTAAGGTGGTACAAGCTGCCGCTACTAACCTTGATCAGGATGCTGACTTCGCCAAACGTATGAAACTTGCTGACTTGATGCTCAAAGAGAAGGATATTGACTCTAACGAGCGTATCGCACTTGCTCAGATGGAAACTAAGAAGAAAGCTGATCAACTTTTTAAGGATACTTTGAATGGATAAGGCACTACTCCTTGCTGCTGCTCTGAAAGATTTGAAAACTCAGATAGCAGAACTCCAATCTAAGACCGTTGAAATCCAGAAACTTGAAGGCCCACAAGGAACTAAAGGTGACAAAGGCGATCAAGGTCCGAAAGGAGAGCAAGGAGATCGTGGTTTAGATGGTAAAGACGGTAAAAATGGTATTGATGGTTCAGATGGTGTAGATGGGCAAGAAGGTAAGCAAGGTATCTCAGTTGTAGACGCCAAGATTGACTTTGACGGCTCATTGGTGCTCTATCTCTCCAATGGCAGCGAGATTAACGCAGGTGAAGTGACTCCTGCTCAAGCTGAGAACGTCTATGCCATGTTAAAGAACGGAGCAGCCTCCTTAAATGAGCTGCTTCCTTCTCAAACTGGTAATTCAGGTAAATACTTGACAACAGATGGCTCCACTGCTTCGTGGGCAGTATCGTCTTCAGGAGGCACTCCAGTTTATATGGAAGCCAATGAAGTATTTACAGTAACAAAGAATAAACAGGCGCTATTTACTCGTGAAATCCAAATGGAAGCGGGTGCGGTAATTGTTTTTGAACAACGCAGCGTCTTAATTGAGGTCACATAATGCTTGAACTATACAAAAATGCAGCCGCAACAGTCCCATCTGCCAGTACGGACAGAGTTCGATTGTTTGTGGACACCGATGGTTTACCCTACGTCAAAGATCAAACAGGTACTGTTACTCCTTTAAAAGGTGATACAGGTGCAACGGGCGCAGGAGTTGCAACTGGAGGCACAACTGGTCAAGTATTGGCAAAAGCATCCGCTACCAACTATGACACAACATGGGTCAACCCAACCGGCGCTGTAGACAGCGTTAATGGTCAGACAGGCGTAGTTGTGTTGGATGCGGCTGATGTGGGCGCTGAACCTGCTGATGCTACTATCTTAAAAGACGCTGACATCGGTGTCACGGTGCAGGGTTACTCAGCCGTGCTTGCAGGTACTACAGCATCATTTACCACTACTGATGAGACTAAACTAGATGGTATCGCTGCTGGTGCTGAAGTAAACGTAAACGCTGATTGGAACTCCATCAGTGGTGACTCCCAGATTCTCAATAAACCTACACTAGGTACAGCCGCAGCCACTGCTTCTACAGATTATGCAACGGCTGCTCAGGGAACTTTAGCAGACTCAGCAGTACAGCCTGCTGCGATCGCTAACATGCTTGAGACAAGCGATATTGGCGTAACAGTACAAGGTTACTCGGCAGTCTTGGCAGGAACCACAGCTTCCTTCACCACAGCAGACGAAACAAAGCTAGATGGTATTGCCGCTGGCGCTGAAGTCAACGTAAATGCTGACTGGAATGCAGTCTCTGGTGATGCTCAAATCTTGAACAAACCTACGTTGTACTCAGACGCAAGCGTTGATACACACCTGAACACAGGCACAGCCACCACAGGCGAAGTCTTGTCTTGGAACGGTACGGACTACGATTGGACAACACCTCCTGCTGGTTACAGTGATGCTGCTGTAGACACTCACCTTAACACAGCCACAGCTACCGCTTCTCAGGTCTTGTCATGGACAGGCACTGACTACGATTGGGTAACCCCAAGTGGAGGTGGTGGCGGGGGTGCTTTGACAATCTCCAACAAGACTGCTGCTTATACAGTTGTTGCTGGCGATCTTGGTACGATCATTAACTGCACGGCAAATACGTTTACGGTTAGCTTGAATGCTGCTGCTACGCTGGGTGCAGGATTTAACTGCTGGATTTGGAATACTAGCACTACCAGCACTCATTTAATTACGATTGACCCAAGTGGAGCTGAAACGATTGACGGTGCTTCAACTATTGTTTTATCGCCCGGTCAAGGTTTTAACATTGTTTGCACAGGCACTTCTTTTATTGCAGGTGATCAAAAAACATTGAGGATGTACGCTGAAAACCAAAATAGTACGGTCAGCGCTACGGCTACGGGTGTTAATGCGGTATCTATTGGGGATGCAGCAAGCGCTAGTGGTTCAAGAGGAATGGCTTTCGGTTCTTCTTCTGTAGCCTCGGGTGTTAACTCACTGGCGTTAGGGAGAGCTGCAACATCTTCTGGTATTTTGGCAACTGCAATTGGTTTTGGGCCGACTGCAAGTTCAACATATGCTTTTGCTGCGGGTACACATTCAGGTGGTTTTTCATCCCAAGCCGTAACAGGCTCAGGCGCAATGGCTCTTGGAGGCTCCTACGCTTCAGGTACGGACTCCTTTGCTGCTTCTGTGGCAAACAATACGAGTAGCTATGGTGCTACAGGAGCTAATAGTGTTGCTATTGGGTATCAAGCAAAAGCTGTGAGTAGCTCCAGCGTAGCATTGGGGTATAACGCGAGTACCACGGCTTCATCATCAATTGCATTGGGATATGCAGCCACTGCAACAGGAAGTTTTGCAGTAGCTCTTGGTCGCTCTCGGGCCGCAGGGAGCGATAGTTTTTCTGCCGCAATTGGCAGTTCTACTGTGGGCGTAGGTGCAACTAATACCAATTCGGTTGCTATTGGCGTAAATGCACTATCTTCTGGTCTTGGGTCCTTTGCCGCAGGAGGCACAGACGCACAAGCAACTGGCACAAGATCGATTGCGATTGGCGGTTATTTTCCGAAAGCTTCAGGCGCATACTCTATTGCTCTCGGTTGGGCGGGCGTTACTCAAGACAGAAAGATGGGGTACTCCCAATTAAGGTTTA